CTTTAGGAGTTATTTTTTCATTTTTCGTTTTGAAAAAAATATGATGTAATTGCTCGTAAATCGTTCTATTTTGCGTGTTTTGGTCTATTCCTTGTCATTATCCTAGAAATTATCTAAAATGCAATACAAGCCAAACTATGAGCTTACAGGGGTATTATATAGCAAGGGGTATCTAATCATCAACCAAACAAAAAAACCACTCGTTTGAGTGGCATGTAATTGAAGAGTTATGACCTCACTTTCTATTTAATCAAATTTTGCTCGTTAATTGTTTTAATAGCTTCCTTAACTTGTTCAGGTTTCCCAGTTATAACTAATTTTATCGTATCTTTGTTTTCAGCGTTCTTTTTACCTACTTTAAACAAGAACCAACTGTACAAGATGAATGACACAATATAAACAATATAAACCATTTACACCTCTTTCATTTCTTCAATTGTTTCTTCAACTGTTTTATGCAAATCGTAGTAAAACACTCCTGTGTAATGTTCATCTTCTTCCTTGGTCCAAGTTTTATAGTTTGTTTCGTCCATGATTTCATCAACCATTTCAGAATGTTCATTTAAGTTTGTAACAATAATTTCAAGAGCTTTTACAGAGGGTTTGTGAAATTTTGCTGTGAACTCGTACGCTTTAGTAACCTCTTGAAGCATACTAAACAAGTCCATATATTGAGCTTTAGCATAAGCAGGTACTTGACTTTCATCTGTTGGAAAATGTTCATCTACTTTTTCATCATGTAATTTCAAAGTGTTGTTAAGCAATTCAATTTGGTTTTTAAGTTTCATTTTTTGTTTCCTCTTTCTTTCTTACGCTTGCATTCCTGTTAATTTGTTCAAGTATTTTGTTTTTCGGTCGATGTGGTACTCTAAATTGTTACCCCATCGTGTTTGAAGTGAAAGTTTTAGACATTCAATGATGTAACTTTTTAGCGTTCCGTTTGTGTTGACATCTTCTAAAGTGTAGAAGTATTTACCTTTTGTTCCCTCACTTGCGTTATATTCATTAAGTTCAAAGATTTCATTTTCGGCAAAGGCTTCAAGTTCTTCTTTTTTTAAGTTATTGAAACCACTTGAGAAACGGATAAAGTTCAATGTATTGTCATTAATCATAGTAGTTACCTCTTAATTTTATAATATTTGTGTTGTCTGTGATTGTATTGGCATAGATGTAATGCTCATCGCTCAAGAATTGTACAGCCCTGTATAAGCTGTTTTCTGTTTCTTCGGTACAAATAACCATAAGCTCAATTTCAAGCGTTCTAAACGACTGATAAATGGCTGAATTGTTGCTTACTTGACTAACAACAGGGTGTATTTCAGCAAACATCACGCCAGTTGGTTCTCTTTCATAGTCCAAACTAACGGTAAAGCCTAAATCTTCGAGAAACTCTTTGATGTCTAATTTTTTATTTTGTAAGTTAATCATTTTGTTCCCCTTTATAAGTACTTAACAACCATTTAACACGATTAAAGAACCATTCTTCTCGTCCACTAATACCAAAATATTCAAAGTTTTGTGCATTTTGTTTTTTAATAAAGTGGAATAGTTCAGTTTCATCAAAATAAATTATAGAAGTATCATTGATAAATTCAAACATTTCAACGATTTTATCAACTAAATTTGCTTTTTCGGCGAACTTTTCAGCCTTACGAACTTTAGGAGTATCAACGTTTTCATTACGTACCAAACGCAAGAAATAACATTGTTCAGGTAGCATATTTAACTTTCCTAGCGTGTTAATAATAATTATGTCAGCAATTTCACGGTTAATTGCTTCGTCTTTTTCGAGGTTTAGACCGTATTTTTTGTTTGTGTTACGTTGATAGTTGTTGATATGCTGTTTTACTTCCAACAAATCATGGATAGTGTTCAAAGTGATAATAGGCATGTTTTTAAGTGCATTGAGTGTTTCTTTAGCGATTTTCATAGTTTGTATGTATTCCTTTCGATTAATTCCATTAAGTTAGTAAAATCAACTGCGAACAGAGGGGGAACAAGTTCTCTCACAAGTTCCTTAGCTTCCTCAATTCGTCCTTGTAGACTTAATTTGTCTACTTCATCAAGTATCATTTCATAGTCATAACCCATTGCTGAACTCCTTTAGAATGGTAATTGGTCGTCAGGAATTTCAGCAGGAGAAGCTCCACCAAATAAATTGTCAGTATTCGGCGCCATTTCACCATGTGGGTCGTCATATACGTTACCACGGTTATCACGGTTCAAGTTAAATTCAGGCGTTACTTTAGCATACGAAGCGTTATAATAAGTTTTGTCGCCTTTAGTTTCGGCTTTAACTTGGTCAATGTATACAGTTACGATGTCGTCATAATTTACGCTATCAGGTAGCCAAATACCTCCGATATAATGCTCAAATGGATATGCTTTGAATGATAGGACTTTTTTAGTTCCTTTTGCTGTTTCAACTTCTCTTGTGTTAGTTTCGTTTACTTTTAAAGTTTCAATAATTTTCATTTTTTTATTTCCCTCTCTTTATTTGATAGTTTAATTTTAACTTATTTATTTTCTTTTGTCAAGAATTAAGCATTCATGTTTACTTTTCCTTGTTTACATAGTTCGTTTGCACGGTCGCTTGACATCTCTTTATTTGCTACCATTTTTTTCAAGTCGCTTAGTTTGTATTGATAACTTGCTTTAGGTACTGCTTTTGGACGTTGTGCATTGTTTTGTCCTTTATTTGTACTATCAGCGTCTTTGGTATCATCTAATTTCAACGCTTGACCATAAGCATATTTGCTTGCGTATGATTGACTAGCACCTGTCGCTTGTGCCTTATCCATTCCTTTCTTATTGATGTCAATAACTGCCCAACCGTCACCGCTTGCGATGTCGTTAAGGTTATCAGGGTCAAAAATATCAATGTGAACATGTAGGGCTAGTTCGCCATTCATTTCAATCATTTGCGTGTACGCTTTTTCCATTAGTCCATACTGTAATAACAGAGGTTTCAAAGCCGTTTGAATATCTTCGTTGTTTCTGAAATTATACTTACCAAAACTATTGTATTGACTTTTAGGTACTTTAATTTCATTGATTAGTTTTAGAACTTTGCTTTCCATTATAGGCTAACTCCTTTGTTAACGTGTTTTTTATACATTTTCCACAACCATTTGAAGAAACCGCGGATATATCTTCCAAGTTCTTCAGCTACGTTTTCAACGGCTTTAAATACAAGCCAAACAAATACAATTGTTAATAATAAAGTCAACATTTTTTATTCCTCCTTAACTATATAACTAATTATAACGTGTTTATTTTCTTTTGTCAATTACTAGACTATTAAAGTTTTGTTTCATTTGCTTTACATTTATCACACAAACAATGATGTGAATTGATTGCGTTTGATAGAATGATATCCCCCTCGTTGTCTAAAAAGACGAAGTCAACGCTTAGAAAGTCATCAGGCATTTCGATGAAAACGTCCCCTGATTTATCTTCTACTCGTTCAAGTTTTTCAATTAGTCCTCTTACTGTTAAAGCCATTATTTAATACCTCCGATTATAGTTAAATTTCTTTACATTGATTGCGTGTTTCATCGTCTAGTTCTTCAACATTTGAAAAGATAATAATATCTTCATCTTCATCTAAAAAAACTAAATCAACACTTAAAAAATAGTCGTCAGTTTCAAAAAATACACCTCTGTTTTTATCTTCTACTTTTTCAAGTTTTTCAATCAATTCTTTTACCGTCAATTCCATTATTTAACACCTCCGATGTATTCATGTATTTGTTTTATTTGTTCTTTGCTATCTTTTTGCGTGTATTTCCCTTTCCTGCCTGTTTTTGTTTTCTTTTCAGTAGGTGGGAAACCCTTTGCATTAAAGTATTGTCTTGCATATTCAAAAAATGTTAGAGCATTAGTATAATTGTGTTCGCCTAGCATTTTATGGTATTGTAAGCTAGTTTCACGCCATTTATTGAAGTCGTTCCAATTCAGAATCATAATTTACCTCTTTCACAAACCAACCATTTAAAGGCTTGTCTTTATTCAGCCATAAATCTAAATAAGCAACTGTGATATTAAAATAGTTTGCTAACTGTTCTTTAGTATGAAACCACATAAATGTTTGTCTATTAAAAGCCACGTATTTCATCATTTTCTTTCATTTCCTTTCTTCTTCTAATTTCTTCTAGTTCTGCTTTTCTTCCTTTAAACTCTTCAAAGATTGATTTTTGAAGTGCTACCCAGTTCTCTGCTTCAGACCGTTCAAAACCCATTTTAACCGCCATGTTAATATAATCGTTATATTTGCCCATGTCTTTCTCAAACGGTTCATTAGGCTTCTTTCCTGCCCTTACAGAGTATTTTAAAGCGTTTGTTAAAGCAAAACCTTGCCCAGTTGTAAAGTTATACTGCCAAAATTTTAAGTCCCATTCAGAACCCCAAATCAAAAACTCTTCTAATTGAATACCGTACTTATTTGCGTAATAATCTTGTGCCATTTATTTAACCTCAAAAATCTTTCTATTTTCTTCATCAAATACAATTACCATTGCAATTCTTGGGTATGTTTCCATATCCTCTTTTATACATTCTACTGCACTTCGTAAGTCTTTCATTTCATAAAGCCAATCTTTTGAACCGTCATCTAATATGTATTTCACTTTAATCATTTTTGTTTCCTCTCTTAACTTGATGACTTAATTATACCGAACTTTTTTAACTATGTCAATTACAATTATATTTCATTTCTATATAATCTTTGTAACATTCTTCTGAACAGAACAATTTTTTAGCATTGCATTGTTTGCCACAGGTTTTACATTCCCCACCCTCTGCGATAAAATGAACGTTTTGAACTCCCCACTCATCACACCAAAATTCTAATGTATTGTTTGCCTGTTGTTCTTCCATGCCTAGATTGTCGACCATATATTTAAAACATAAAGATAACTTAGATTCAAACTTGCTTAAATGTTCTTGCATGAAGTCATATACTTCTGTTACATCAGCTTTTGACCTTCTGAACTCCTCTAATTGTTCTAAGTCTGTTAAGCGTGGTGGATATTCTCTTTTTGTACCGTCGTCATAATAATAAACTACTTTCTCAATTGCCATTATATAATACCTCTCTCTTTGATTTTGTTTGCTACAATTTTATAGAAATCTCTAGTGTCTTGAATGTAAAAATCATCTACATTTTTTTCTTTTTGGCGTTTTCCTTTTTGTTCTAGTTCATCTAAAAGACTTACAAGACCTTTTGCACTATAGTGTTCTATAAATCTTTTACGTTCTACGTTTTTATCACTCTTAACGCCTGTTAAACGCTCATAGAGAACGATTATAACATCAAGCATAGAAATGTCCTCTTTTTGTTTATAATAGCTTAGAACGCTTTTTAGAGTGCCTAACAGCATTTCTTTTTCTAGCGCTTCAATTTCTTCGCCACTTTGAACTCGTTTAGTAATTTTGTTTAATAATTCTAACTCAATCATTTTTTAGTTCCTTTTCTAGTTTATTTAATTCTAACAAATTTCTTTTAAAAAATCTACTACTTTGTTCAGCTTTTTTAATTTCGCCACAATCTAAATAGCGTTTAATTCTTTCAGCATCACGAACCATGAACTCAAAACGATTTCTAGCCCAACGCTTTTTATTTTCTCTTTCTAGTTTATCCATTTGATAACCTCTCTTAACTTGATGATTTAATTATACAAAAGAAAAACCGCAATGTCAAAGACAAAACGGTTAATCATTAATTTCTTTTACTTTTCCTTTTTGTTTCAATGCTGTTAAAAGACTTTCAGCCTCGTTTTTTGTTTCCTCGTATTCTTCCCCCTCTTTCTGTTCTTCCTCTAATATCTCTTTAGGTTTATTGCCTGTGGGGTCTATAATTTGAAACTGTTCCCCTACATAACCTAGACACACTTCTTTGTCATAAGCATAGTTACGAGCTTCAACAGTTAAAATTGAATACTTGCTACTTTTTCCCATTTTAGGGCTTAAACATAAACAGAACTCAAACCATGCACCAATTGCTGAACTACCTAAAGCGTGGGTACTTCTAACTCTAAAAGACTTTTCTTCTAACGATTGATTATTCGTGTCTTTTCTAGCGTGAGCAATCAATAAAAATGTTACATCGTTTAAAAGTAACTTCAATCGTGTTATGTTATTCAGAACGTCATTCATACTTGACATGTCGTTTAGAGTGTTTCTATCTGTCAGCATGTCTTTTAAGTTGTCTAAGATAACAAATTTAATATTATTCCCTTTGATGAACTTATAAAGTTCATTCATGTGGTTTGTATTATCTAGCTTAAAAATTCCCCCAGTAATGAAATGCAAGTTATCAGGAACATCATTATAAGCCTTTAATCGTTGATGAAGCACAAAGTCAGTATCTTCGTTGTCAATAATTAACACGTTAGCTTTTTTAGTTTTAAAATAGCCAAAGGGGACACCTTTAGCTACACTTAAAGCCATTTGTAACGTGGTAGAACTTTTAAAAGACTTCTGTGGTGCAATTGTTAGACCTGCCTGACCTCGTGGTATTAAGTGTTCTATCAGCCACTCATTCCCTCCTTTAAAGTCTTCTTTTTCTTGTAACTCTTTAGCCGTTATAACACGTTCAAATAAATCTTGCATTTTAGTAAACCTCTTTTACTTTATAGTCAATAAAGATGATATTTTCATATCGTGTTGGTTTAAAATAAGTTTTAAATTCATAATCAGGATATATGTTTTTTAATCTAACTAGCCAATACTTAGCGCGTTGAACCATTTCTTCCCAGTCTTTAGCTTCAAAAATATCTTTGTTAATTGCTTTGATGTCGTCTTTAATTGTCATTTGAAAAACCTCCATAGTGTAATAATAAGCGCGATTATAAGCAAAAAGTCAACTATAAAAATAACCGATAAAATTATAGTAACAAAAACTGCTAAAATTGTCAATCTTTGTAGCCTCCTTTTATTAAATCAACCAAACCTAGAATAAAGCAACCTAAGCAACATAAGAACCAAACACCGAACAAAGAATGGTCCACGCTTGCTACAATTCCAAACATTGCTGACATTATCCAATAAACGATGAACATATTTAAATACCTCTTTCTTTTTATCTATGCTTTAATTATAGCTGAAATAATATTACAATTCAAGTTATAAAATATTTCTTTTTAGTTACCTTGCTAAAGGGTATAGTTATCCACGCAAACGCAAGTTTTTATCCCCCCCTCTTGAACTAATTAATATGTCAGCGCTAGTAACTCAATTAGTCCTCACGTCAATTAGGCTATGACGAACACCCAAACACAACGACTTAACAGGAAGCAGGGGGAATGCCACTCTTGCAATGGTTTGATACTTCCTTGCTGTGTTTTGCCTAATTCATTACTCACGCCTTATTCAGTACGGTTTTCATATACTCACTTTCTAAGACATCAGACAAGTCTTAGACGTATTCAATTTTTATATATTTATTATAACATACGTTTTTTGAAAATCAAGTAAAAAAATCAGGGTCAAAAATAGAATAATGGCTTAACCGTGCTAATAGTCAGGAATATATTATTTTTTTGGTTACAAATTATTTAATCAAATTGTAAACTATCTAAATCTTTTGTTGGTATAATAAAAACTAAAGTGAAAAAACAGTATGCTATAATAATAACATAATCAATGAGGGAGGTAAAAGCATGGCAGAAAAAAACATCTATTTTGTTAATGATGAAGTAGAACTAAAACAAGTGTTAGAGTTTATTGACAAAACTGACTACGGTATTAACATTGACAAAACACGCGAAGATGTTTATGCGGTCGTGACTTCTTATAGCCTCCCTATTTAAGAGGGTAGAAATGAAAAAAATTTTAGCTATTGACTTTAGCACAGCTAGTAAGAAAGATGAGGGTACAGGGTACGCTTTTAGAAAAGACGGTCAATTGTTTGTCGGTTCTATTAAAGCACATAACCCTAAGAAGAACGCTTGGGAACGTACCTTTGACATTGTAAACGCAATTAAAGATATTATTGATGAGTTTGACTTGAAAGATTATCATCTAGCCATTGAAACTCCTATTATGGGTAGAAACAGAAAGCACAGTATTACGCTTGCTAATTGTAACGGTTATTTTATCGGTGCTATTGACGGTCTAGTAAATGGCTATACTTTTATTGATAACTCTAAATGGTGTAGCTATCATTTAATTTCAGGCAAACGAGAACAACGAAAAGAAGAAAGTTTGGAACTTTTAAAACAGACTGGACTTGTTCCGCTTGATTGCAAAGATGACAACATGGCAGACGCTTATAACATCTTGACATATTGCGAACACTTGGGTTAATTGTTCCCTTATAAAAAACAATAATCAAAAATGGAGGTGGTAATATCAAAGTATCTCAAAACGGTTTGAACTTGATTAAAGAGTTCGAGGGTTGCCGATTGACTGCTTATAAACCAGTACCGTGGGAACAAATGTACACTATCGGTTGGGGTCACTACGGAGTCACAGCAGGTACAACTTGGACACAAGCTCAAGCAGATAGCCAGCTAGAAATTGACATAAATAATAAGTATGCACCTATGGTTGACGCTTATGTAAAAGGCAAAGCAAATCAAAACGAGTTTGACGCCTTAGTGTCATTGGCTTATAATTGCGGTAATGTTTTCGTTGTTGACGGCTGGGCAGAGTTCTCACATGCTTACTGTGCTTCAATGATTCCGAAGTATCGTAATGCAGGCGGTCAAGTTTTACAAGGTTTAGTAAGACGCAGACAGGCAGAACTTGACTTATTTAATAAACCAGTATCAAGTAATTCAAACCAAAATATTCAAACAGGAGGAATGATTAAAATGTACCTTATTAAAGGACTAGACGGAAGCGGTAAAGTTAAACATTGGTATGTTTCTGACGGTGTTAGTGTTCGTCATATTCGTACAATGCGTATGTTGGAAAACTATCAAAACAAATGGGCTAAACTTAATTTGCCAGTTGATACAATGTTTATTGCAGAAATTGAAAAAGAGTTCGGACGCAAGATTGACATGGATTCAGGAGAAGTAAAATAGGAGGAGTAGATGAGCTTATTTAATCTATCACGCAGAGCTGAAGATGTGAGCTTTTCAACTTTCACGGTCCAAGACCCTACAACTGATTTGTTACTAGGTAAGTTATTGGGCTTAGTTTCCTATTTTGATAATGTTGATTATTCTGAAGCGTCCAAACTTGAGGACTTATTCTTTTGGGCTTTACAAGGTCAAGAAGTATATCGTGTTTGGTATGGTGGTTTCAAGTATTACGCTCAAAGAGTGAACGCAGACCAGTTTAACATTTTAGTTAGAGAACCGAACCGCAGACAAGTCACTATTAGAACAAATGACTATGAAATGCTGTTAAACCCTTTTTATGGTGCTAGTCCTCAACGGTTTGGCGTAATGTTTGGAATGGCTAGTAACGGTATTGGTAGACGTCTTGATTCACAGGCTCAAATTAAAATCTATTGGAAAACCAAAGTTTCTAGTGGTTTAAAAGAAGTTTGGGACAGAATAAGAGAACGTCTGACACAACAGCAACAACTTGCTAGAGAATTTAACGGTGTATCGGTCATTGGTTCAGATGATGACATCAAACAGATTCAGCCAGATTATAGCGGTTCACTACAAAATGACGCAAACCTTGCAATTGAAATTGCTTTGAGTGAGTATGGAATGCCTAGAGAATTGCTTTATGGACAAAGTAATGAGGTTACTATTATCGCTTTCGCAATTCAAAAAGTGTTACCACTGTTAAAACAACACGATAAGAACATAGCTTTCAATCAAGAGAATTTTGTAGCTTATATATCAACAACAGCAAAAGGGGGAAATATTGAAAGTAAAAGCAGTAAGAGGGATAGCGAACCCCTTAGGAACGATTGACTCACACGGCACGGTTATTGAGTCCATTGCTAACGCAGGCGACGGAGTAGATATCCTTAACCGTCATAGAGAAAAAATCGGTTCAGGGTTCGTACATCTTGAGGGGGACAATGTAATCTTGACAGGTTACGTTGATGAAGAACAATACACAGCCGAAAAAATCGAAGAAACAGGCTTATCAGTTGGCTTTAATGCTAACGGTGTAAAAGCTCGTGAAATTGACGGAGTAGGCTATTATAAAGATGTTACAATCACGGAGGTGTCACTAACTCCGTTACCAAGTAATAAAGGTGCTAAAGTGACAAAAGTAAGAGAAGAAGAAAAAGGAGAACAAGAACAAATGGGTGCAAACGAAACACAAGAAATCATGAAACAAGCAATCGAAGCAGGTGTAAAAGTTCGTGAACTTGAAGCTAAAGTAGAAGAACTTAACAAAGAACGCGAAGAACTTAAAAAAGAACGTGAAGCGTCTATCCCTAGCGAAAAACCTCAAGACGCAGAGCGTAAATTTATGCGCGAACTTGGTAGCAAAATGGCTGAAATGCCTGAACAAGGTTTCTTGCGTGAATTTGCTAATGCTTCAGATTTGAACGTTGTCAACTCTCTAGGGTCTATCACTTCTAAATATGCACGTAAGTCAGGTATTTATGACGGTGCTATGAAAGCACGTTTCCAAGGTTTGACACTTGCAGAGGACGGTGTAGATGATACTTTCTTACAAGGTACTTTCAAAGCAGGCACAGACAAGAACAAAGCTCAAACGGGTACTAAACGCTCACTACGTCCACAAATGGCAGAAGCATACTTGCAAATGGACAAAGCAACTGTTCGAGGTGTAAATGATTCAGGTGCATTGTCTGAATATGTAATGTCTGAAATGGTAAATCGTGTTATCCAAAAAGTGGAATACAACATGATTCTTGGTTCTGCTGACGGTTCTAACGGTTTCTATGGTTTGAAAACTGCAACAGACGGTTGGACAAAACAAATTGAGTATAAAGACTTGTTTGAGGGTATTACTGACGCAGTTGCTGAATGCTCAGTTTCTGACGCAATCACAATTGTTATGAGTCCACAAACTTTTGCAGAGTTGCGTAAAGCTAAAGGAACAGACGGTCACTCTCGTTTCAACGAACTTGCGACAAAAGCACAAATTGCTCAATCGTTTGGGGCGGTTAATCTTGAAACTCGTGTCTGGATGCCTAAAGACGAAGTAGCAGTTTACAATCATGATGAGTACGTTCTTATCGGAGATTTGAACATGGAAAACTACAACGACTTTGACCTACGTTATAACGTTGAACAATGGCTTTCTGAAACTCTTGTGGGTGGTTCTATCCGTGGTAAAAACCGTTCAGCATACCTAAAAAAAAACGGGTAGTGACTGAAGAAGTATCACGAGTACAAAAATAAGAAAGGGAGTAAATAATGGTTGAATTTAATATTACAGACCGTTATGCTCAACAAATCGAGAATGTGATAAATGGGGGGGACGTTGGCGATAAGTTCCCTCTCTTGTCACGTATCCCTAAAGTTGGGGCAGATTTGTTGCAGTCGGTCAATCTAACAGGTTTTCCTGAAGCTAAAGAACAAGGGCAAACTGATAGCGTGTTAAGCGTAAATGAAGAAACTTATAAAATTCTTACCCCTCGTGGTTTTGGTTTTGGTATTAATCTTTCTGATTCAGGTAATTTAACCGCTGACGGTGTACAAAGTGCATTGAATACGGTACTATATACTTTGTATCAAACAATCGAAAGCCATTTAATTTGGGGCGGAGTTCATAGCTCAATCGCTTCAAGTTCAATTGTTGGGGCTGTCAAACAGAAAGCAAGTGCTGATAAGTTTTCACAGTCAGGCGATGATGTTCTTCTTGTAAAAGAAAATGATTTCACACCAGTTGTTAATGGAGTTACAAAAATTGAAACATTGAGCTTTAAGCACTATAATGACGGAGGGGATAACACTTTTGACAAGGTGCTTATTAACCCTTACAAGGGTATTCTAGCAGGGGACTTAGTACCAGAGTTTAATGTGACTAAAGATGTTCGTCATAATAAAGTACAAGTATATGGTACTATTACCGTTTGTGGTGGTTTCCTCAAAGACGGTGCTATTAAAGTTTGGAAGTAGTAGGAGGATAAAAAATAAATGGCATATACATCAAAAAATGAATTAACCCACGGTTTAGGGTATGGGGTAGTGTTCACAGACCTTACAGGGTCAAAAGCAGGTATCCCCATCGCAGGTTTGCGTGGTATTGAAACAGAAACCAACCAAGAAAACAAAAATTTTTATGCAGGGTTTAACGCTCCTTATCGTACTATTGCAGGTTCTAAAAACACAGAGATTACAGTTAAGTCTTATGACTTGCCTGATTCCTTTGCAACTCATGCTTTAGGGTTTGGAAGTGTTTCAGGGTTCTTGACTGATGACGCAGCAAATTACAAACCTTATGGTTTTGCTTATGCTGAACGTTACCGTGATGACGACGGAACAGGGTACAAAGCAACATTCTATCCAAGTGTTCAGGCTACAACACCTAGTGACACAGCAGAAGCGGACGAAGAAAGTCCAACAGGTAAGGAATACGAACACAAAGCTACTGTGACGACTGGAAATTTTACACTAGGGGACAAAAAACGCTTATTTGTAAAATTCAAAGTGTCTGACAAAGACCTAGCAACTGGAACAAGTGGACCGGCACATGCTTTCAAAAAGTTGTTTACAGACCTTAAGCCGCTCACAAGTACTGACATCAAAGCGTAATTTTAAGAGTGGAGGGCTTGGAAATAATAGTTCCCACTCTTTTATTTTAATTTATAAGGAGATACACAGATGAAGAAAGAAGATTTTAAATTTGATTTTAAAGCATTAGAACGTATGGAAGACAACGGAATTTATTTTGGAGATTTGAACGAACGTGATTATCACAGTTTGGCATTATTCTTTTGGGCTTGTGCTCCACAGTATACATTAGATGAAATTCTAGGTGCTTTAATTGGTGGTTTGTTACCTGTTACAGTTGCCGAACTCATGGAACAATTGGTAGACGAAACAAAAAAAGCGATAGCACTAGCAAAGAAGAAATAAGGGAAGACGCAAGAATTACAACACTTGCAATTGTTAGTGCTATGACGGCTTTTAGAGTTCCCTACGAAGTATATAGCCATAGACCTTTAGGGTGGACACTAAAACTAATTTCAACGTTGACACCTAAAGAGAAGAAGAAAACAACCGCAGAAGAGCTAAACAAATCGGAACATGTGGAGGTAAAATTATGGCAACCACCAAGCAAATCACAGGACTAGAAAAGTTCACAGAGGAACAGATGAAAAAAGCTTGGTTAGAAATGGTAGACGCTTTTAATTCTAATCAGAACAAAGTAAAACGCAGTTACAAAAGTTCATTAGGTGGCGACTTTTCAGGATATCGTGCAAAATTTGATACTAAAAAAATCACTAAACAAGTTACTAGGTCATACGGTTCGCTTAAAAGTGGTAACATTGGTATTATAAACGGTTTTAAAGCTAAAGAGGAAAGTTGGAGAATGCTGAACGTCTTGCTTCATGACCGCCACTTACATCAACGTTATGGACAAACACTAATTAAAGCTACTCACGAAATGGACGATAAAACTAAAACTATTAAGCGTAAATTAAGGAGTATAACAAACAATGGCTAAAGAAAAATATGTCATTCAGGCAGAACTGGACACTAAAGGCGTTTTAAGTAGTGCTAGGGAAGCACAAAGAGAAATTAATAATATCGGTCGCCTAGCTAAAGAAACTAATAGGAACGCTCAAATAACAGGCTCTGTGACTATGAAAGACAAAGGTATTAAAGAAACTCAAAGAGCTTTAAACCTTGCTAAGCAGAACGTTGATAATTTAACAAAGGCACTTGCAAACGCAAAAATGTCAGGTGCTACACAAAAACAAGTACAGGCATTAGAAAGCCAGTTAATCAAAGCACAAACGCAAGCGACTAGACTAAGCACAGAACTAGCTAAAGTAGGATCACAAGGAGTTAAAAGCGGAGGACTTTCAAGCGTAGTTGATAACGTAAAAAGTGCGGGTAGTTCGCTATTAGGAACATTCTCAAAAGTTGGTAATGTTGTTAGTGGTATTTCAGCAGGCTTATCACTTGTTACTGGTGGAATTTCAAAAGCTACTGACTTAGTTGGTGGTTTTGCTAACAGATTGATGAATACTTATGACCGTCAAATTCAGGCACAAAAGAGCTTGTCAGCTACTTTGTCAGACGGTGCAGAGGGTTACAAAAAATTCAATTCATATATTGATTCAGGAAGTGAACTTCTAAAATCACAACGCAATGACCTGAATGAGCTAGGGTCTACCATTTCAGGTTATACTAATCTAACAGGCGACCAAGCATTTAAAATTGTTAATTCAATTAATGCCGTAGGGGACAGCCTAGGGTTAACAATGGACACTCAAAAGCAATTCACTCATGGTTTAGCTCAAGCATTAGGGGCAGGAGTTTTGCACGCTCAAGACTTCAACGAAATCATGCAATCAGCTTTGGGTGCGCAGTTCCGAGATATGTTGATTCAAGCATATAATGAAATTAACCATACTAGCATAGGTATGGGAGAGTTCAAGCAAGCTATGGAAGACGGCGCAATTGGTACAGATGTAATGACCCGTGGCTTAGAATTGCTCCAACAAAAAGGGAATGAACTAGTAGCGTCAGGTCCTAGCACGTGGGGGCAAATTCGTGAAATGATTTCTAACGCTTTTGATACAAGTTCATTGGAAGGCTTCCGTAAAGGTATAGGAGATACAGGCATTGACATGGGCGACTTAGGAAACAATGTCACAACAATAGCAAGCACTATCGGAAGCCAGTTAGGTCAAATGGCAGGTAAAGCAGTTGGTGCATTAACACAAATCATTGACAAGAACCATGACGGTAAAGTGTCACAAGATGAAATGAAAAACGCAGTTAATGACGCAAAAAATGCAGTTAATGACTTCTTCAACAAAATCAATTACGCTTCTATCGGTAGTTTCTTAGGTAAAGTTGGTTCGGCTATTAGTTCATTAAGAGATTTATATAACTGGGCAAATAATGCTTATAGTGCTGTCCAAAGTGCATTGAACCTTTCACGTAGCGTTGGGGGTAACACTGGTTTACTCGGTAAAGCATTAGGGTTCAGAAAGAACAGTACATGGGGCAATATCTTTAGTGATTTTCATTGGCTAACAAGTAACATTGACCCTCTTGGAATTAAAGAACCCACCTCACTAGGTCAAAAAATTCTAGGTTCAAGAAATGGACAGTTACCATTAGACTTACAATTCTTTGCAGGTGGTAGAGAAGCAATCAGCAGAGCAGTTAATTCGGTCCAACCTTATGCACGAGCAACAAAAGGAACAACCGCAACACCAAGCATTGGAACACAAGACAATTCACAACAAGACATAAAAATTTACGTACAATCTAGTGCGGACGGTCGCAGAATTGCGAACGAAATTTATAACAAACTAGAAAGAAATGGGGTAAAACTAAACAAGCGTTGATTTATACTAAAAGTAAGCTATACAATAACCCTAAGTGGATAAAAAAGGCACGTGAAGAAAAGAACAGGGTAGGACATTGTGAAAGATGTTGGAGTACAGAGCACTTAATATGTCATCACGTTATACCACTACAATGGAACAATGACATGTTAGAGGTCAATGACTTTGATAAAGAGGTAATAAACGTACCTACCGAAGTTCTTTGCCATAAATGCCACCAAGGAATGGAACGAAGCGGGGATTTAATAGACTATGCTAGAATTATAGCGGAGGGCTTAATATAAGGAGATATAAAAAATGAGTTTAATTCAAGACTGGATAGGACAAAGCAAGGATAATGGCGAAATGATTAAGCTACTAAAGAAAAAAGTGGCTAAAATCGAGCATGAAATAGACTACAAAAAGGCGGATAAAATCTTTAACTTCATTGAGGAGTTTATGACTTTGCCTAATAACGAACGTTTTAAAATCATACCATATCACAAGGCGGTGCTTACTTTGATGTATTGCACTCCTTACCAAATTGATGAATTTGTTGTTATTGTAGGACGTTCAAACGCTAAATCTATTCTTGATGTCATGATAGCCTTAATTGAACTCTTTTTGTTTCCTAAGCCTAATAGTGTCATCGCTTTAATGGCTACTAAAAAAGACCAAGCAGAAAAAATCTTGATGAAGCATTTTAGAGCTATGGGAAACTGTCAAGGTACTATCATTAATAAGTTTAAAAATCAATTCAAGCTGAATAAAGAGCAAATCATTGTAAAAGATAACTCAATTCTAAAAAGCAAAGGTACAGAGATTTCTATCTATGCAAGTAACGAGGACACGCTAGACGGTGGACGTGAACAACTTGTAATAATAGATGAGTTTGGTGCGTTTAAAAAGAACCCTCTTATCACTATTAGACAGGGGCTAAGAAAAAACAAGGGTACGCTTTTTATTTCAACCACAAACAACGTTATTCGTGGCGGTGCTTATGATGATGAGCTTGAAAGTTGGAAAGAATGGGTAAAAGATGATGATTTCAGCCATTGGGTTTTCTATTATGCTTTAGACGATTACGACGAAGTAAAAGATAGTTCTAAGTACATTAAGGCAAACCCCGCTTTAGGTTACACTTTAACACTTGAGGACATTCAAAAGGACTTTATAGGGGCAATCGGAAACCCTGTTAAAATGGCTAAAATTATCACTAAACGATTTAACTTATCAATGACTGACAGCACTACAATCTTTACAAAACAAATTGTAGATAAGTGTCTAGTACCGCCATTAGACTTTGAGGGTCGTTTAGTTGCTATTGGTTCAGATTTTTCAGTACGTGGCGATGTTTGGGGTACTGTGATAGGTTACAGAGAAAACGGACACTATTATTTCAAGGCTATCCCTATCATGCCAGAGAGTGCAGAAGATAAATTTAAACACTTGGGGGAAACAATAACACACGAGGGCATTAATAACATGTCAGATGAAGCATGGGACGCTTTTATGAGTGCTATGAGTGGTAGTGTTCCTATTGCGTTGAATTATGACCCTAACTATGCCAAGAATTTCATTGATAAATTTGAACAAACTTATGACATTGAATTTTATAACAAAGTAATGCAGAACAGTTTCAAGCTATCAAATACCCTAGAAGCCACACAGAAGCTAATGGAGGAGGGGAAAATACATTTTGATAGTAAATTACTAGCGGTGCATTTAATGAACGCAGAAACGAAAATAAACGATTTTGGGCTAATGCGTATTATTAAAAAGGGCTATACAGATAAGATTGATTTGGCTGACGCTTTAATTAACTTGATGTGGTGGTTCTTAGAAAGTGAAGAAAGTGAGGACTATTTCATTTAATGGCTATGACAGAAGAAGAAAACAAAAAAATGCTAGAAGCGTTAAAGAACCTAGCTTTTGGAGGAAAAGAAACAAAGACAGTTATTCAATATAAAAACAACGCAAACGGACGAAAAACAGAAATAGGGCGAACAGTTACAGAAGTCAATAAACTGCCAGACCGTTCAGCATTGTTAAAACTAATGGAAATCGAGGGGGTTTATATTGACGCAAATGTGAAACTTAAACAACAAAAAGTGGACGAAGTAAGCACAGAAAAAGAACTAGTAGACTTAGTGGAGGGCTTAGCAATAGAATGACTATTTTCAAAGCGTATTGTTGGAACCCTAACACAGGTAGAGATTTCACAATTAAAAAACCTAATTGGAACATTGTACAACGTTGTTCTTTAAAGAGTATCGAAACAATTCAATATTTGCCACAACATATCTATTTGTTAGACGGAACGACAGGTCCAGAAACAAGCAAGCGTTGGCAAAGGAAAAAATGTCCTGATGACTGGAATAGACCATATAGTTATGGTTCTATTGTCACTAAACCGCAAGGAGAGAATAAAATAAGCGGTATTGCTTTTTGTACAGATTATGAAAGAAAACAATATCCTAGCTTATACCCTAACTTTATAAAACCTAACCTCAAACAAGGGCAAAAATATGGCTTGTCAGGCACTTTATACAATCCAGGTATAAATGTACTAGAGGTACGGTTAAAATTGCTATACGGTACCAAAAATGAGCTTGTAGGTACATACCGAGTTCAACCTAATCAATACTTAGATGTAAAAGAAATTTACACGCTACCTAGTACGGAAACGGTTGAAAAGTTTGGTATAGCTTTTGAAGTGGCACAAACAAGCGATTTTGTACAATTTGAAGTGTACTTACCTAAAATTGAACAAGGTGGAGAGGTTACTCCGTTCGTTGAGGATAGAGATGAGTTTAACGGCTATCGAAAGACTAATACAGATGACGGAACACCGCCGTTTACTGGGTTTTATGAGGGTACACCACCACAAAGCGTTGATTATAAAGTTTATACTTGGGTAGGTTCTAAAACTGATAAAGAACTCTTTTACTTAGAGGAAAGAGGAATTTGTAAACAAGAAGCCGTTTGGTGTTATAGTCGCCCACTAGGTCAGCGTGTATTGATTGGAATTGATTCAGATACTTATGACACCGAAGCAGGTAGAACGCTAAAATTTCACGTTTTGAATGGAGACAAGGGTATATTTGATTTGACTGGTAACGTCATTTATCCTGAACAGTTCACAGAAAAGCGACAAACTTTTGACAGCGACACAAAAGCTTGGGTAGATAATCAAGAACTGTTATATGTTACTGACGCAAATACAGCTATTGATTGCACTTTTGGAGAAATGGCAAGTAACATTGAAGAGGGTTACATTTACCAACAAGCTGACAAACGTTATAAAGTGGCCGGATTACTTGGTTCGGCAATGGTTAACACAGGTTACAACACAGGTTCTTATTGGGCTAATTGGAGCTTTGACAGTTACACGAGTGAAATGTGGAGGAGTTATAACATTGAAAATTGTAGAGTTAGTGAAAAAATAAGTTATAGTTCTATGAATGAATGGACTGGAAACGTAGCTTTTCCTACTGGTGTCGTTTTAGCTCCTTACAAACCGAAGCTAAGTGAAACAGATACAAAGAAACTTAAAGGCATTTCAAGTGCCACAAGCATTTGGTCTACTGGTGTATTAAGAACAGAGCGAAGTACAGAAGATTGGTTTAGAGAATACGAAAATTCAAGAACTAGACCTGTACCAACGCAAATTCTTTTCGCTAACTATAACACTAGAAAAGCGTGGTTATTCCAACAACAAAGCGACGGAACGTGGAGTAAAAGCGAAGAATATACCATTCCGGAAATTGGGACTGGGATTGCTAGGGTTTGGGGTATCATACCAAAAAACGGAGAATTAAAAGGTAATGTTATCATGACAGATAAGAATTACGATGATTTTCCTGCAAACGCTAGACCGATAACGTTAAGAGTAGGAGAATTGTTTCCGTTAATCAAGTATAACGAAGTTAAGTTTAACCCTCAAATGTACGCAACTGCATACAATACCAAACTATTTTGGTGGGGTCAAAAAGCAAATGTAAGTAATTTGACTTATGGGGAGTGTGGAGTTCGTTCGGTTGACTTTATGACTGGTTTATGTACAATAGAAAGGGTGTACAAGTAAATGATTTCATGGTTAAATTTTGAGGAGTTGTTAATACACAACCCTATTGAATTGATTAATTTTAGTAAGAGTAATATACAAGTAGCATTGAGCAAAAAGCAATATATTGATTTCTTTAGTAATAAAGCTGTTTATATGGGACTGTATTATGATGAAGAAATGGACTTTTGTGTAATGTTTTATGCTGACCCTTTGCAAAGTTCTAAAAACGGAGAAGTGTATGCAGAGGGTTATATAGATGTAGACATGAAAATATATAGGGTTAAAGTATTGAGTAATGTTTACACTTTAAAAAGTCAAGAAATGGTTAAAAAATGGAACGTTACTAAAACAGGTATGCGTGTAAGTCCACAAACTAAACAAATTACAATGGTTCAAGCAGGGGCATTAATGAAGTGCGAAATTAATAATAATATTACAGGTTGGACAGACGGAACAACACAATTAGAATACAGCGGTCAAGATTTTATAATTGACGGTTACGGAATGAGAGGGCTACACAATGGATAGTACAATAAACGGTAAAACGGTACATATAAACAACCCGTTAGACCTTATAGGCTTAGGTCGTCGTGAAATCGAGTTTAACATTCATAAAGCCGATTATTGGGAAATGTTTAAAGAAACTATGCAGGTACCTACGATGAAACGTGGGGGATATAAAAACTTGCTCAAAGGTGGTTGGGTATTTGTTGACCCTTTTAATCAGGGTAGGGACTTGTGGACTAAAGACTATTTTACTAGTTCAGGCGGAACGGTATGGCAAACTTTTGGAGTTAGCGGAGATATTTTTGATTATGGTACTTATGAAAGTGGATATTATAATTTTAAGTGTCCTGATACTAAAGACGCAGAAGATTACGTTATCGGAAATCAACTATCTTTTTTACAAGCAGGCAAAACTTACACTTTACAATGGGATATGAAGCGAACAACTTCTTCTATAAAAGGAGATATACAAAGCTTCATAGGAGCAGGAGCAAGTGACTGGACTTTTGTAGACACAAGGAAACCGTTTTATGTCAATGGTTCTTTGCATCCATCAGGTACTGACGGTTTCGTTAGTTGGAATAGTTTCATTGATTCAGAAGATACTTCATGGCATAGATGTACAATCACATTCACTTGTAAAAGTCCTATAACTGACTTGAGTAAACGAACCATACGTTGGAGAGCTAAAAAAGATAGTTCTTGGAAAGTGAAAAATATTATGATGTTTGATGGTTCTGAACGATTGGGGACTGATTTTAGATTACATGAGCAAGAATATTATGATTGGACTTTCTACGAGGGTAGACAAGGAATGCGTGAAGTGTCAGCAAACTTTGGTTTTTATTATAGCGAAGATTATGCTTTTTGTTCAGCATTCAAAGTCAATATACATAAAGGGTTTGAAACAAGAGGTTTTAATCCAGTTACACAAGAATTTGAATGTAAAGCAGAAGTCGAGAACTTTGCACAAATTGTCAACCCTACAATCAAATACTATCAGGACATTAAACAAATACCTGATAATGTGAATTGGAATAATACTATCATATACAACCCTAAACCGAACGGAATAGACTACTTACAGTGTAAAGCTAAAGGGAACTACATGACCTTATACAAAGTCAGAGATGATAATTATAGTTCATACGTTCCTAAACGTTGGCAAGCTACATTTTTTGATTCAATTCCTAACGGTAAATGGCTATATGGTGGTTACTGTTATACTGGTGCATTACAAACATACGAGATAGAAAACTAATAATAAAGGAGAAGAAAGAAAATGATTGAAACATTGAAAGCAATTGGCTTAGTTGTATTTATGCAGTTACTTAGTTTAGCACTAGAGTTTATAGATACTGGTACATTAAAACCTAGTGTTAAAAAAAGAATAGCAGTAGAGTTAATTGTCCTGTCTGTTTATGTATCAGGTGTGACAGTGTTTAAAGGAATGATTAGTGATGAACTAATATCATTGATTGGAACTGTATACTTAGCAGTAGTAGTTAGTCATCTACATAAGTTCTTAACTAATAAGAAAGAAGAAATAGACGGAGGAGATAAAGAAGAATAGTAGTAGTGTAGTAGTA